AAACTTGCAGAGGAGCGGCTTCTTTTGTTTGACGAAGAACTCATGACATTCACTATGGGTAACTGTATTACGCTCGAAGATACAAATGGTAATCGTAAATTATTAAAGAAGCGATATGATCAGAAAATCGACGCAGTAGCTGCTATGATGGATGCTTTTATCGCTTGGAAACTCAATAAAGATGCTTTCGAATAAAAGGCAGGTGAACAAAACTATATGGGATTAGGAAATAGGCTCCAACATGCTTGGAATGCCTTTCTAAATCGCGACCCGACCACTTATTATACACCATCGTATAACAATATTAATTCTTACAGGCCGGATCGACAGAGATTCACCCGTGGTAATGAAAGATCAATAGTCACATCCATTTACAATCGTATAGCTTTGGACGTTGCTAGACTCAGTATTCAGCACGTTCGTCTGGACGAGGATGGTCGTTTTCAAGAAGCGATGAATTCTGGATTAAACAATTGTTTAACACTAGAAGCAAACATCGATCAAACAGCACGAGCATTTATACACGATGCGGTAACGTCCATGTTTGACGAAGGATGTGTAGCTATTGTACCTGTCGACACCACATTTGACCCAAAGATAACAGGTTCGTATGACATTCTAACAATGCGAACCGGTAAGATCTTGGAATGGCGACCGAAAGATATCGGTGTTCGAGTTTATAACGAACAGATCGGTAGAAAGGAAGACATTGTAGTTCCTAAAAGTACCGTCGCCATAATTGAAAATCCGTTGTATGCGGTGATGAACGAACCTAGTTCTACCATGCAGCGGCTTATTAGAAAACTTAACCTATTAGACGCAATTGATGAACAGAGCGGTTCTGGAAAACTAGACTTAATAATCCAGTTACCATATCAAATTAGATCCGAAGGCAGACAAAAGCAAGCCGACGATCGAAAAGCAAATGTTGAGAGACAGTTAAGAGATTCGCCTTTTGGCATCGCTTACATAGACAGTACAGAACGTATTACACAGCTTAATCGTCCAGTAGAAAACAACCTAATGCAGCAGATTGAATACTTAACGAGCATGCTATACAGCCAGTTGGGAATCACTCAGGCGATATTAGATGGAACTGCTAACGAAGAGGCAATGCTTAATTACTATGACCGTACTGTTGAACCAATAGCATCGGCGATAGTCGATGAAATGAAGCGAAAATTCTTAACCAAAACTGCTCGTACTAAAAAGCAGTCTATAGTGTTCTTCAGAGATCCCTTTAAACTCGTTCCGGTTAAGGATCTTGCTGAAATTGCAGACAAGTTTACTAGAAATGAAATCTTGTCTTCTAACGAAATCAGACAGATCATCGGAGCTAAACCTTCGGCTGATCCAAAAGCAGATCAGCTTATTAATAGTAATCTGAATCATCCCGAAGAAGAGACTGATAAAGTCGAAGTTACAGAGAAGGTCGATGAAGAACAAATAAATTCGAAGGAGGAAAATCAAAATGGTGAAGCATGATTTCAGCGGTTGGGCAACCAAGAACAATACTAGATGCTCCGACGGCAGAATGATCATGGAAGATGCTTTCAAGCATTGTGATGGTCAGACAGTGCCCCTAGTTTGGAATCATCAGCACGACGTTCCTGAAAACGTCCTTGGTCATGCTCTGCTCGAAAATCGCAAAGAAGGCGTATATGCTTATTGCACCTTTAACGATACTGAAACCGGACAGAATGCAAAACAGCTCGTTCTACATGGCGACGTGTCGAGTTTATCAATCTATGCAAATCAGCTTAAGCAGCAGGGTACCAATGTATTGCATGGTGCGATTCGTGAAGTAAGCCTTGTTCTTGCGGGTGCTAATCCCGGTGCTTACATCGATTCCGTAATTCGTCATGGCGAGGAATCCGAAGAGGAAGCCGTAGTCTATACTGGCGAATATATCGAAATTTATCATTCGGATAATGACGATAAGAAGGAGGAGAAAGAAGTGTCCGAAGAAACAAAGAAAAACCCTGAAGAATCGGGGGATAAGACAATAGCCGAAGTGTTTGAAACTCTCAACGAAGAGCAGAAGAACGCTGTATATGCGGTTATTGGTATGGCGCTCGAAGAGGATGAAGAATCCGAAGAACCCGAAGAAACAGACGATAAAGTTGAACATTCAGAAGGAGGAAGTAACGTAATGAAGAATAACGTATTTGATCAGACAGAAAACGAAACAAAGGGCGGTGTTCTTAGTCATTCCGCTCAGCAGGAGATCATAGCACTTGCTAAGACTAGTGGCGTTGGTAGTCTCCAGCAGGCAATTAAGATTTATTCCGAACAGAATGCTCTTGCTCACGGTATTGACCAGGAAGAAATTGCAACACTGTTCCCCGATCCTAAGCTTATCACACCTGGTGCGCCTGAAATTCTCAGAGCTGACAATAGCTGGGTAATGTCCGTAATTAACAAGATTCACAAGAGCCCTTATAGCCGCGTTAGAACAAGATACGCTGATGCTAGAATTGCTGAACTTAAGGCAAAGGGTTATCAGAAGAAGGGCGACCAGAAGAAGCTTAATGCAGACATCAAGCTCCTTGGCAGAAGCTTCGACCCTCAGACTATTTATATGAGAGAAGATATCCATCGTGATGACATCATCGACATCCAGGACTTCGATTATGTTTCTTACGTTAAGGGCAACATGACCGATAACATGTACGAAACACTCGCTCTCGCCGCACTTGTTGGTGACGGTCGTGAAGATGGCGATCCCGATAAGATTCAGGAATCCCATATCAAGCCTATCTGGAACGATGAAGAGCTCTACACAATCCATGCAGATGTAGATATCGAAAAGGCTAGAACTGAACTTCAGGGTTCTAATACTTCCGCTAACTTCAGCGAAAACTACATCTATGCGGAAGCTATTATCATGCAGGCTCTCTATTCTCGTGAACAGTTCAAGGGTAGCGGTAGACCCGACCTTTACTGTGCTCCTCACCTCGTTAACGTAATGCTCCTCGCAAGAGACCTTAATGGTAGAAGAATCTACGACTCCAAGGCAGATCTCGCTAAGGCTCTTAACGTTGGTGAAATCCACGAAATCGAACAGTTCGAAGGTAAGATCAGAACTACAGAAGAAGGCGACAAGAAGAAGCTTCTCGGTCTCTTTGTAAACCTTTCTGACTATCAGTTCGGTTCCGCTAAGGGTGGCGAAATCACAAGATTCGAAGACTTCGATATCGACTTCAACAAGTATAAGTATCTCATGGAAACCAGACTTTCTGGCGCTCTTGTTAAGCCTTACGCAGCTATCGCTCTCGAAGAGCCCGTAGAAGAAACAGCTGGCTAATTTAAAGGAGAAAATTCAAAATGGCGAGATGGCATGGAGTAATCGGCTTCTCTGAAACAGTCGAGACAGCACCTGGCGTATGGGCTGAGCAACTCACCGAGCGTGAGTACTATGGTAAGGTGCTTCAGAACTTTTCACAGTATCAATCGTCCGACGGACTCAATGACGACATTAATGTTGCGAATAAGATTAGCATTATAGCCGATCCATACGCCAATCAAAAATCTCATTCCATGCGTTATGTCGAGTTTATGGGTGCCAACTGGAATATTACTAAAGTCGAGGTTCGGCACCCTAGACTAATATTGACTATAGGGGGTGTCTACAACGGCGAGCAGGCTTGAATTGCATGAGGAGTTGTGTACACTTCTCGGATCACGTAACGTGTATTTTCAACCCCCTGAGTCAATTAAAATGAAATACCCTTGTATTGTCTACTCTTTATCTAAACTTGTTTACAACCATGCAAACAATAGAGTTTACAAGAGTGCTAAAGCGTACGAGGTTGTTATAATTGATCGAAATCCGGATGGTAATATTTACGACAAGATTCCACAACAGTTTCCAATGTGTAGATTCGAACGTGAATATACTGCCGACGATCTCAATCATTACATGTTTACTATATTTTATTAAAGGAGGACTAATATAATGTCTAAAGTTGTTTGGGATAAATCTGGTGAAAGATTTTATGAAACAGGTGTCGATCGTGGCGTTCTTTATGTTCAGGAAAATGGCGCATACGGTACAGGTGTAGCTTGGAACGGTCTTACAGCTGTAACAGAAAGCCCTTCTGGTGCTGAACCCACACCTCTTTACGCTGATAACATCAAGTACCTCAATCTTATGTCTACAGAAGAATACGGTGCTACAGTTGAAGCGTACACATACCCCGATGAATTCGCTGAATGCGATGGCTCCGCAGCAATTGCTACTGGCGTATACATCGGTCAGCAGCCTCGTAAGACATTCGGTCTTTGCTATAGAACTCTTCTCGGTAACGACACCGAAAGTAATGACTATGGCTACAAGCTTCACCTTATCTATAACGCTCTTGCTGCTCCTTCCGAAAAGGCGTACGCAACAGTAAATGATAGCCCTGAAGCTATTACATTCTCTTGGGAACTCTCAACTACACCTGTGAGCGTAACTGGTCACAAGCCTACTGCTTGCATCACAATCGACTCTACAAAGGTTGACGCTTCCAAGCTTGCTGCTTTCGAAGCTGTTATTTATGGCTCTGAAGCCGAAGAACCTAGACTTCCTCTTCCCGACGAAGTAATGGAACTTCTCGGCGAAGCAGTTGCTGGTTAATTTAACCTATTTTTATCCATTGAGGGGCCGTCTTAGCGCGGTCCCTTTTTCTAATTTAAAAACTAAAATTATTTATTGAAAAGGAGAAATTTTATTATGTACAGAAAGCCTATTACTTATGTTGATTTTAATGGAGAAACAAGAACAGAGGACTTTTACTTCAACCTTACAAAGTCTGAAATCATGAAGCTTGAACTCGGTATTGTTGGTGGTCTCACAGAACACATCAACAAGTGCATCCAGACTCAGAACATTCCTGGTATTCTCGAACTCTTCGATAAGATTATTCTCGGCGCTTATGGCGAAAAGAGTGCCGATGGTAGACGTTTCGTTAAGTCGGCTGAAATTTCAGAAGCATTTGCTCAGACAGGAGCTTACGACGTACTGTTCCAGGAAATTACTAGCGATGTTGATAAGGCTAACGAGTTCATGGAAGGAATTCTTCCCGCGGATGCAGTTGCAGCAGCTAAGAATCAGAAGCCCGCTGTAAAAGCCAACAATTAACACGAAAATAATAGAGGTGATGGAGAATGCTTCTACTTAAAGTACCACTTGGTCCCGAACAATGGGACGAAGAGAAACAAGAGTTCGTCGAACCGAAGTATCAAACATTACAATTAGAGCATTCTCTTGTCTCTCTTTCAAAATGGGAATCCAAGTGGCATAAATCTTTCCTCGCTAAAAACGATAAAACCGACGAGGAGCTTTTGGATTATATAAAATGTATGACTATCACCCAGAATGTTGATCCGGAAATATATATGCATTTGACGATGGATAACATCAAAGAAATCAATGCTTATATA